CAGCGCGGACGGCTGTATTTGACGGCAGCACCGTTTTTATTGCTGGTGTAGCCACCGTTAATGAGATCTGCCTCGCCATTGGGATCGTTTTGAATCCAATGCTCAACAGTAAAACCGATCACTACGCTCCAATGTCCACCGCCTGTAGGCGCGTTGTACGGCCCATGATGTAACCAGCCCACCGCCACAGGTCTGCCAGCACGTAATTCAAGATCTAATAAACCTTGCGCTGCATTGGTTACGAATCGTGCTTGCAAACCTAGGGAGCGCAAAGCTGCAAGTTGTGCTTGTGAATCCGTCGTATCGCCAAATTTGGCACGAATTAAATTGTATTCATCGTCGTTTTTTACCTTGCCGTAAAATTTAGCAATCATCGCGCAACTACTGGAGAAACATTCTCTATAACCTGTGCCGCTGGCATTGTCATTTTGCGCCTCGCATGGCACCTTAAGCAACACAGACGTGGCTTTAGCTGGTGCGCCCTGCTCACTCATTAGCTTAATTAACTTATCAGCGTAATCAGGATCGGTAGCGTAACCATCTTTCACTAGCCACTTAGCAGGTTCATTGCGGTTGGCTGCGCTATTGCAACCTTTATATGCCACGTAATCACAGTGCCACCTGTGAACGAGGTAGCGGACGCATGACAGTAAATCAGGAAAGTCAATGAATGAGTCAACCATTGACACCATTTGGCCGTTAATAAACTCCTGAGTTTTGGTAGCAGTGCCGGATCCTTTCAGCCCAAAATAGTTATGGGTGCCAGATACATGCTTGCCATATCCAGATTCAAGCGCCCATTGCGCAGCCACTAGCTCAGGATATTTGGCGCCCGACACTTTGGCCGCAGCCGTTACACCAGCCCAGGTGTTGCCGTAGGTGGGCTCCGTTATTGCCTTAGCTGGTGGATCAGCCCTGAATTTGCTCAGAAATTCTTGCTGCTCCTCAATAGTCAACAGGTCCCACGCATAGTTCCATGCAGCCATTTGGTGTGGCAATGCTGCTGGTCTGCTGGTGGCTTTTACGGCGGCGAGAAAATTCATGAGCGGTCGTACGGTGCATGGATTGAAATCTCACCACCTAACAAGCGACTAGCGCCTGTTTGCAACTCATCGTTGATAGGGTGTTCTATCACGATTGGCGGCGGCGGTAACGGTTGAGTTTTATGCCATTCAGCTTCGGCAGCGTCTAGCTTTGCTGGCAACGTCTTCTCAAACCACCATTGACGGATGGCAAATTCAAGATCACGCTCCCAGGCGGCTTTGCCGAAGCGGATCAGCCCTTTTTTACGCGCAACAGATTAAGGATCTGGAACACTAATTGAACGATGCTATTGCTTTTGAGTGGTGACACAGCAATCAATTCAGATGCTGCGGCAACAACAATCCAAAACGCGGGATGGGATAGGAAGTCCACAAGAACTGTGGCAAACGTCACACTCAGTCTAGCCGCTATCGCACCTCTAGCTTACTGACGCGGTTTTCGACTTGGTTAAGTCGCTGGAACATCTCCTTGTTGCTCTCTTTTATATCAATATGCAAGGTCTCAAGCGATGTGCCAATATGCTCCACGGCACTTGTCAGCCTCACTATTGCGGCGGATGCTTCTTCATTCCTACGGCTGTAGCCAAAGATCCCCATGGCTGCCACTGAGACGGAAGCCCCCGCAATCGCCGCAACCAGTTCAATCATGGGGCAGCAGCAATGGGTCTCAACTATGCACCTAGTCTACCGGCTCAGAATCCTGTTGAAGTGCTGCCATTGCTAAAAAACTCCACCCCGTCAGTAGGAGCAGGCTCAGGGATAGGATTCCAATCGCTGTACGCATTACTGTGCCGACACTCCATTTTGAAGTGGTAAGACCGTTATATTTCCTTGGATTGGCGCAACCTCAGGTGCAACCCACGGGCGTCCAAAGCTAAATACTGGATTGTTTAATTGCGCTAGCTTTTGGCCTAATGCCGCTTCAATGCTTGCAACCTCAGTACTGCCAATAGCATTTAAAACCCAGTCGATTACTGTTTCTTCTGTTACAGATTCAAAGGGCACAGATGGGGTGCCATCACCAAAACTTAAAGAGCCATTGATGTAGGTTGTGTTAGAACCTTGAGTTCCAGCTAGTTGCCAGAAAGGGCGCACAATATAGCCATCTTGAGTTTTGTACTCAAGGTCAGTAATTGACCAAGTAAATGTTGGCTCTGATAGTGTCATTGTTTTAGGTGACAAGGGTGAAAATAGCAGCGCCGGTATAAGCGGTGCCGCCACTGCCTGGGGTAGCGATATTGGCTGGTTTGTTGCCTAATGGGTTGGGAGGTGTAGTGGTTGATGCAGTTGTCAGAACACTTGAACTAACGACGGAAGTATCAACATAACCAGAACCGCCACCACCAACTGCATAAACGGTGCCGCCAGCACCGCCGCCGTAATAACCGCCGCCGCCAGCACCGCCGCCGCCGTAGACAGATGAAAGCACCCCATCGCCGCCTAGGTATTTGCTCCCCGATTGGCCTGTGCCGCCATACTGTGATGCAACGCCGCCAGTGCCTCCAGCAGATTGAGTCCCGCCACCACCTCCGCCAGCGCTGTAATCACCGACCGGGCCGCTTTGCCCAGTTTCACCGCCGCCTCCGCCAGCGCCGCTTGTATATACATGCCCTCCTCCTCCTCCGCCTGCAATTAAATAAAATGCGTTAGACGTGTTGTTGTAACTTGAATAATATGGGCCAAATCGACTAGAGCCGCCGCCAGCCCATCCATTGTTTCCAGTTCCATAGTTAGGAACGTTGCCTCCGTCCGGGAACCCACCTGTACCATTTAGCCCACCGATGCCTACAATTAAGCCATAGCTAGATGCACTGGTAAGTTGTATTACGCCTTGAGCATAACCGCCAGCACCGCCTCCGTAATAACCGCCGCCGCCCCATAGTTGCACTCTAACTGTAATATTTGCGCCACATGTTACTGTGTAATTTACGTTTGAAGTTGTAATTGTTGCTGGTGCGGAAGACAAATCGTAATTAGTGCCACCAATATTTATGATTGTTGTAGTGCCAACACCGCCGCCAGCTGCTAAAAGGCTCATAATGCTCATTACGTTACCCCCGTGCCAGTGATTACAAAAGTGTTGCTGTCTACGCAAAGGATTGTAGCCACGCCGTATTGAGCAAGTGTTCTATTACCTGTGCTGGCAGTGCCAGCCTGACGCAAAGTGACGCTTCCGCCTTGTGTAATTGTTTGACTGCTTGCGCTGTTATTGAAAATTGTAACAACTTGGCCTGCAGTAAAAATAGCGCTTGGCACAGTTACGCCGCCAGTAGTGATACTAATGTGTTGCCCATTGTCAGTGGCAAGTAATTGATATGCCGCAGTCTTTGCGTTTTGCGGGATGCTGCGAACATTGCCAATAATATCGCTAAGGGTGCTAGAAAAAGAACCAACAGACCCAGATAATGTGCCAGTAAATGTTGGTGACGCTGTAGGCGCAATCCCAGTAACCGTCCCAGTGCTGCCATTTACGCTTAAGACGCCAGTGTTAGCAATTGCAGTTCCTGTAACACTGATGCCGCTGCCAGCAGTTGCAACGGTGATATTAGCAGTACCGTCAAAACTTACGCCTTGAATTGTTCGCGCTGTAGCAAGCGCTGTTGCGCTGCTAGCAACGCCAGTTAAAGCAGCAGTAATTGTGCCAGCGGTAAAGTTGCCCGAGGCATCCCTTGCAACAATCGCTGATAAAGTATTGCTGTTTGTGGCCGTAGTAGCGCTATTGCTAACCTTGCCAGCTGTAGCAATAGTTGCCAATTTAGTATCTACAATCGCAGCGGTAACACTTATATCCGCATTAACAATTGAGGCATTGCCGCTAATGATTACAGTGCCTGATAGATCGGGGAAAACAATGGCGCGATCTGCTGTTGGGTCCGTTGCAGACAAATATGTTTCATAGGCGTTAGCAGTGCTGCCCTCAAACGCAAACGTGCCAGCAGTGCCAATTAGTAATTCGCCAGTAACAGTGCCGCCAGTCTTGGCAATCTTCTCGTCGTCTAGTTCTTGTATCGCTGTCTGAACATTAGTAGACGCAATGTTGCCATAAGGCGTTACAGAAATATTGGTTGCAGTTTGACCAGCGATAGCGTTTGAAACGTCAACCAGATCCCATGTCGCGCCATTGCAAATAATCATGTCTGGTGGCGCAAGCGCTACCACTGGCGCAGGTGACACGCCGTTGCCGGATTGTGATACAACAACGTAATACTGGCTTAGCGTGGCAGAACCAGCAGGTAATGCGTTGCCAACAACTAAGCCGCCTGCGGTGCCTGCAGTTGTGACTGATGCAACTTGATTATTTGAAGCGTTATACGTGCCAGCGTAAACAAGGTTGCCGCTGATAACGGTTAGAGGCTGCCATGTGTTGCCATCGTAGATGTAATAATCGCCGTTTGAACTATCAAAAAACCCTTGGCCGGTAAATTCTGGTGTCGGGAATGTAACAATACCTGTCGTGCTACCTGCACCACCAAATTGCACAGTGGAATAATTGGCAAGTTTAACGCCCGTTATTGAGTTCGTGCCTAAAACACTTGTTGCAACAGTTCCGCTCGTAAGTTTTGCGGCGCTTATGTTTGGAATATCATTGGCATCAAGTGCCGCGCCAGCGGTTACGTGGCCGCGAGTATCTACCGTTACTTTTGGATACGTTCCAGCGGTAACACCAGATACGTCATGGGTTACAGCACCTGAACCGTTTACGCTTAGCGCCCCAGACGGGATTGAAACGCCACCTTTTACAGACGTTGTTGCGGCAGGTAAATCTGCCCCAACTAATGCCGTAGCGGCAGTGATATGACCAGTGGCGTTAAATGTAATCCCTGAAACAGTTGCGGCAGTTACTGTTGCGCCATGGTTCAATACACCAGCGCCGGTTACCGCAAAACCAGATCCGACTGATATACCACCCACCACACTGGTGGTTGCGAGTGGCAGGTCAGCGCCAACCAGTGCTGCGAGTGCAGTTACGTGCCCGGAAGCTGATACGGTTACGCCTGATGTAGTACCAGGAGAGATTGATGCTGTATGGGATATCACCCCACCAGCGGAAACACTTAACCCGGATGAACTGGGAACCGATATGCCGCCAACTGCAACGGTTGTCGCTGCTGCAACGGTGAGTGCTCCAGCGCCTGATACCGCCAGACCCGTTGATGCGGATATACCTCCAACGGCGCTGGTTGTCGCTAATGGTAAATCAGCCGCTACGATGCGGCGCTTGGTTAATGCCCCAGTTGCGGCAGCTGGCCCAGCGACAAACTGCCCAACAGCACTGGTGTTACCTAGGTTGGCCTCGGTGATGCTTGCAATTTTTGCAACTGGTATTGATGCGTTATCTACTAATGCAGCGCCTTGCTGTATTAGATTTTTAACTGTAATTCTCTTAGTATCACTGCCTGCAATCGAATATAAGGGCAGCAAATCTGCTGCTGCTGGCGCTGTTTCAGCAACTAGCTGATCGATCCGCTGGTTAGCCATTAAAGTTCTTCTCCAAGCTCCAGGATGTCCGCGTCAGCGGTGCTTAGTACCAGTCTATCACCCGCAGAGTTGAGAACCAGGTCGCCCCAGGTAGTAGTTTGCACTCTTAACTTAATTTCGCCAGTAGTGACAAACGTAAAGGTACTGCCAATTATGTCACCTGCTGCGCAACTAATTGCTGCCTGGGTCATTACGCCACTGATTTCATACCACACCGAATCATTTGCCGCATTGACGCCTTGCCCTTGCCCTTCGCCTAAAATATACAAATTAGCTCTGAAATCACTGCCAAACTGTTGCCGCAATAATAAATTATGCAAATACACTGCAACCTCAATGTTGCCAGCAACCGCATAATCAAAAATACATTCGATACTGCCTGACCCAGTGATTAAAGTGCTGTATTGATTTCTAAATTCATCGCCCAATCCTGTTGTATCAACCGCTTCGCGATCAGTTGATAATTCAAATCTTACAATTTGGCCTAATACCCTTGGCACTGAGTTAAGAATTTTGCAGTTAACCGTAATAGCAGCAACTTCAGGTAAGGCTAGCGCAACTCTATTGTTTGATGTGTCAGCCACAGCATCAGAATATGTAGGGTATAACCTCAACCCGCCAAGCTGGTCTACACTAACAAACCAATTACCTCTTGCGTAAGCATAGCCCGATACAAATGACAACGTAGACGCACTACTAAATTCTACAAAATCACCTGTTACAAATGCGCCAAAACTAAAATCAAAGCTAAACATGTCTTTATTAACATCAACACTAGCAATATTAATAGTGCCTGCAATTACATCATCGCTATCTCTAATAAGTTCTATGTTTCCGGCGTTGCCGAGATAAACTGTCATTAGAGGGTCAAGCTGGCAAAATCACCAGTCATAGTGAATTGCACAGTTGCGGTCATTACTTCGCCGACGCTGCAAGCCAATTCTGCACTTGTAATAATGCAATCGAATTCAATAGCCTTATCATCAAAACCTAAAATCATGCGGTACTTATCCAAATCTGTAACTGCTGGAATGCCTATAACCCGTTGAATCAAGCCTACCGGTGCAGTGTCATAATACAAAACGCTGCATGAACCACTTGCATCCCTGATACCGGGGGTATAAGTACGTGAATCTTCTGACAGCACGGTAGTTTCAAGCGCTTCGATATTAGCCGCTATGCTCCACGTTGTTACTTTTGCTATTTGAGCGCCATTGAACGTAAGCGTACCATCCCTGCCTGAGTAATACTTGGTTGACATGGCTAATCTCCGTCAAGGTTGGCAATAAACTCGCATTCAATTGTGCTAAGCCCCTTTTTCACGCTGCTTACATTTGGTGGGGATGCGTAACGCCATCTTAGCCCACTAACGCTTTCCGCAAGCCACGGCACCAATGATTCAGATGCTCCAGCCGCTGCACTAGCGGTTGAAAATGATGCCCAGTCGCCAGTTACGGTTATAAGGCTGTAATGATCCAAAATTAACACTGCGTTATCATCGCTGATATTGGCAAATGTCAACGATAAAGTTGAGTTATGGCGTCGATTGCCATATCGCAGTTTTGTTATCGCCCCATTCAGCGCTTTAAATTCGGTTGATGCAAATTCGCCTGGTGAGTAAGACCGGGCACTGGGTTTTAAATTGGGGAATGCTATCGCCGGCATTAGCCCTCTTCAACGACAAAGCGAGTTGGGTCCATGCCTAGTATAGCAAGCGCACCAGTATCAGTAACTGGAGCATGGCTTGCGGTTATTTGCATCAGGCTATCTTCGCCGATTGCAATTTCTTCTACTTTATAGATTCGTTTGTTTACTTCTGAATTAACTACGGTAAAGACGCAGCCAAACAAAGCTGAATCATCTGTTGCATCGTCAGCGATAACTAGCGACGCTGATGATACGGTTGTATCGCCTGGTCGCCAATAGATAATGCTGTGGCTTCCATCTCCCAAGCCGTTGCTAGTCGTCACGTAGCCATCACCACTAATACTGCCGTTGCTAAACCGTGAGGTATGCGATGCTTCGCTAACAATTTTAATATACGACCCGGGCTGCATACCAGCCGCTGCCTGGGGTGTGGTTTCAAATGAAATACTGTGATCTTGGTACTTACGCAAAAGCAAAGCATATTGAGCAAAGAGTTGTGCTTGATATTTGTTTGTACAAAAACTGCTTAAGTCAAAACGCTCATCTGGGTCGGTATCGCTGCCTCCTTCACTATCCCCAAGCCTGATGGTTATTGTTTGTGTTTCACTAAATCCATTAACTACTTCTTTGCGGTATATTATGACGGCTTTAAATAAACGGCGGTCATCTGGGGTAAGCCATGTTGCTCTCATATTTCTCATGTTGCCATCGGTAAACAAAGCTGAAATAGCAGGGGGTTGATTGCTATCAATAACAAAATTACTATTAAATGGCACAGCTGGAGCAAGGCTAAACCGTCCGCCAAGGATCGTGAAATCCATAAGGGCATAACCAGCTTGCTCAAAAATCCAGCTGCGTAAATTAACGCGAGATTCCAGAACACCGTCCCATACAAACCCATTTGCTCTGCAAAATTGTGCGGCACTTTGCATCCGGTCGCGGTCAACGCTGGCGGCGGTAATTTTACTGCCTGCACCAAATTCTTTGTTTGTCAGTAAGTTGTAAACGATCTCGGCTATGTTATTTGTAGGACCAATCAATGAATTAGTCGGCTGCCCAGCATCATTAATTAAACGTTCAACCAAAATGCCTTTTTTCACGTAAGCAGTTAGTTGGGATAATTGCGTCCATTCGCGACCTGACAGCATCCGCAAACCAGCTAACGCTAATCCTGTGTATTGAGGTATGTTTATTTGGCGTATTTGCTCATTTACATAAACGATTGAATGCTCTGGGCCGTCTTCATGGCTGCTGCGTTCTAATGAGTATTTAGGATAATCAGCTATTGCATCGTATGGATTTAGATTGATGCTATCTTGCGCTAAATTTGAATCTGCTGTATTTACAATTAATAATATTTGTGTGCCATCTGGCAAAGTATGTGAAATGCTTTCACCATTTTTGTAACCACTTCCTGGTAGTGCAACAACAAATTCCCAATAATTGCTACCAAATGAAAAAGCATTAATTGATAATCCAGTGCCAGAACCTCCGGTAATTGCGCGGTTTTCGTAGCTAGCTATTATTTTCGATGGGTCGCCTTGCCACGCACCTCTTAAAATTGGGTAAACATACCAGTCATAAGAATCTTCTGGTTGTGTCGATTCAAGTAGCCACTTTTGAATTTGATAATAATAATAAGTTGGTGTGGCAGTTTGGGCTTGATACGCCTGGATGTAATATACATTCCAGGGGCCGCCATTGCTTGTGTCAACAAAATAAAGTGTTCCCTTTGTATAAATAATGGCTTGGTTTATTCCATTTAGCGCAAAAGGTGATGATCTACCAGCAGGATTGGCATCATAAAGATTAGAAACATTTACGCCATCGTAATAAGCAATTGTTTCGCCAGTGGTTTGATGCTGCCAAACGCCGGTATAATTTGCCGCAAATTCTGCAAAAACTAGCAATTGAGGATTACCTAATACATGATATCCATCTGGCAATCCTTCTACGGTTCTAACATAGCCTCCGGTACGGTAAACATTGTTTTCACCAGAACTGCCCGCTACGTTTGCACCATCCCAAATTACTGCAACAGCTGAAGATCCTTGTGTAGTTCGCACATAGTTGTTATCATTACTGCGCGTTTCAAGCAGTACCCAACCAGTTTTCGCTGGGTCGAGGATTGGCGTTACAGCTAAATTTGGTTTATAGATGCTGGGATAAACTGGTGGGTCACTATATTGACTTAATACATTTGCACCTTTGTAATATGCTTTTATCTGCTTGCCATCGGCCCTGCTCCAGACAGCGCTGTAATTTGATGGGTTTGTTATTTCAAGTGCTGGTGCATCGTTTTGAACCCATGTATATGCCCCGGGAGGCTTAATGCCTGCACCCGAGGCTTGAAAACTGGTGACCGCGCCATGGTTTGCGGGTGGAATGCCAACAATAAATTCTGGATTGCATACAGCCGAAGGTGTTAGCGGGAACGGTGTGCCACTAAATCCTATTTGTTCTGTCCCAACGTTATAAGATGTAAAGCTACTGCCATCTAATAAATTTACAAATTTATTTATATAAGTAGCAAATACAATAGAGCCCGCTACGGGTCTAAGTCTAAATTCATATTGGTTATAGGAATGAGAAATACGAATAAAATTAAATATAGGTTCTTGAGTTGTACCTCTTACGGCAAACAGCGTCCCCCCGCTTAGATCCACCCATGCGTCGGTGCCAGCCAACCGCGCTTCCAGCACAAAAAAGCTAAAGCGCTGGATGTATTTAGTCACGCGCCCCAGTGTTATGCTGGCATCTAATTCTTCGTAGGCGCTAATAACTTCAGCAGATGGTTGGCTATTGACGTTTGAGAATCCGCTTATTTGTTTCCATACCATTGACTTGATGCCAATTTCTGTTTGGTCGCATTTTCTATTATTGGCTACTACTCCATATTCCATCCTCATCAGGTGGAAGCCATAAGGCAAATTGCCTAAACCTCGTCCGGTATTAGTTGGTTGGAAATATGACGCCCCAGCTTCAATACAAGTAAACTGCCAAACTTTATTTTGGCCCACTTGCCATATGTTAGTAGTGCTTACATCAGTGCATTGGATTACAGCCGAACCGAATAAATATGTATCGCCAACGTTTAAATTATCATCGGCGAATGTGCGCCGCTCATGTGTCCCATTGTTTACATCACTGAGGCCATGTGGGAAGTATTCGCCTTCTGACTCATCAATTGATGATACCGTGTAATACATCGTATTACCAACGGCAATGCTGCCGCTAGTTGGTGCTGCATATTCTGACCCATTGAGGTGAGTCATTGCTTGCCGTGGCGCGTATGATTGCCCTAGTTTTTCTCTCTTTTTTAATAAATCAATCCTATTTGCAGCAGTCTTAAATACCATCACCAACTCATAAGGCAGCCAATAAGGCGATCCATTGTTTGTTGGTGCATATGCTCCAAATACGGTTTGAGATCCTGGGGTGCGAACACCAGAAAAAAGTGATACGTCCGTGCCAGTCTGTTCATCACGGGCAAGAAATGGATCATTAACACCGTTTGCCGTCAGTGTATATTCTGCGTAGCGGTCAGCTTCTGTCGTGCGTCCGCCATTTGTGCGGAAATACAACGCTAATCGCGACCTAGTGTAATTTTTTAGTAATTGATCTCCTATTGCATAACCGTCGTAATCTGGTTTTGCTGCTAACTCCCCAGATCCTAAAGTGTATAAAGCTTTTAATGCTTGGCTTGATCCTTGGCTTAATAATTGCGACCACAGCAACAAAGCCTTGGTGCGAATGCCGCCAGTTTTTGCTGCAGCATCATAATTTGTAAAAACCAGTGGCTGGATTTCGCCAAGTGCTGCCAAACTCTGCAGCGATTCAAATCCATACAAAGACGTAAATCGAGTTTGCCCACTAATATCTGGCGTATCAATTGGCGCGACTGATGTTTTTTCAGGTGCCGCCGCTGCCCTAGCTGGTGCAGACGGTGCCTTAGGTTTTGGTGAAAGTGCACTAGCCCCATAAGATACAGCCGCACCAACAACAATTGTAATAATAGGCGTAACAATAAAATCATTTTTTATATCAGGAATGTGTTCATATCCCGCTGGCCTAGATCCATTGTATGCGTCACTTAATTGGCAAAAATATATATATTCCTCTGCAGTAAGTCCTACCGTATTACATAATGCTACTTCCGAGGGCAATAAAGCTCTACGTCCGTAAGGAGTCCCAGAGGTGTCCATGCTACCTGTTGTTCCGGGCTGTAATAAAGCCATCCACCCTCGTAAAAAGTTGTTAGCCCGGTGGGGGTTAAACCTATTGTACCTATTCTAGCTGTATCTGTCCTTTGGCCCCACGCGCCAAGCTCGTCAGGAAATACACTGCGATCTCCGCGCCTAAGCCTTCGATACCAATCACGTTTAGGCATTGGCACCTCAATGCCATACCACGTCAAAACAGCGCAGGCCAAACTGAGGCAATCGCCCATGCCATGCACAGCTGGGATAGCACCCAACCGATAGCCCATGCCTATCAGCCGTTGCGGATGGATGCGCTTAATGGTAATGCACCTACTAAGTCACGGGTCAATGATCTAAACGGCGCATCAGCACCGACAGCATCAATGCCACTGCTAAGTTCAATGATTACAGCATTGGTGTCGTACGTCATTGTTGTAGCAACCCAGTATTCGGTAGAAAGCAACCTACCAACAGCAAGCGTTTGCGGATGTACCGCTAACGTATCAACTCGAATGCTCCAGAAATTAATTATTGCTTGTTGGGCTATATTCATTGATATAGCATTCTGCGCAATTGTTAGCGAGCTAGATATATTATCCCCGGTGCGGTTTCTACTAGCGCCTTGATATAGAAAGCTCAGGTAGTTGTAACCATGACCGTCATAGGTCATCACGCCACCAACATTGCTATTTTGATAGCGTGATTGGCTATTGCCATCGACAGATTGGAGTTCAATAAAATTTGCAATAGCTTGAATGCTCATATTCCTAACCTGCTGCGTACACTGCGTTTATTGGTGAGGTCAGACATAACCTGCTGGCGTCCCAGGGTAGCGCCTTGTTTCGCCGCTTGCCGTAACCCCATCTGGAATTGTTCATCAGTCACATACGAAACGCTATTGATGCGTTCAACTGTGTAATTTACATCGATAGCAGCATTAGAGCTGGCGGATGTTTGCCCTTGTTCTGATGTGCTGCCTCCAGCACCGCTGCTGCTACCGCCTTGGCGTTGGTAACGCGCCATTGCTGCTGCCGTAGCGTCCGCTGGAACGATAGTGCCCGAGGTGCGTGGCACAAATAACTCAGGGCCTTTCTCGCCGACCATGTAGCTGCTGTTGCTGCTTACTGGGCCGCCAGCAGCTTTACCCCCGCCAAAGATCTTTGTGCCATCAATTTCAATACCGCCAAGCAATGCCTTAACGCCAAATGATATCAGCATTTTGCCAATATCTTTTAATATATCAGTCAAGCTTTCTTGCAGGCTTTTAGCGCCAGTTATTGCGCCATCAATAGCGCCAACAATTCCGCTTTCAATGCTAGCGCCAATGTTTTGGACTAAATTTTTAATTGATTGCTGTTTAGACGCAAATTCAGCACTAGCATCATTAATTTCTTTTTGTTTAACAGCTTGCTGGTTTAAGCCTTCTAATATTTGGGGTTGCTTTGATATTTGTTCATCAAGCTGTAATACAAGATTTTTACGTTCAAAGACGGTCTCAGCGGTCAAACCCTTTTCTTCTAATGTTTTTTGCACTGACGCTCGTTGAGCTTCAAGCTTTAATGTATTTTGAGCATTAAGCTGTTCGTTTTGCGCAAATTGTGCCGCTAAAGCTGGGTTAGTGCCGCTGACAATTAGATCTAATGTTCTTTGGTCTGCTTGACTTTTTTCAATTGATGTTTTTAATCCTGCCATTGATTGTTCTGTAACTTGAAATGTTGCATCTTTTAATTCATTCGTTTTAGTAACTTGTTGATCTAGTATTTGATTAATTTTTGCTTGTGTCTCTTGATTTTTAAGTACATTTGTGTCTTGATCAAGCTTTGCTGTTGCAGGTGAGAATTGCCTAATATTATTCACAGCATCAACTTGCATTGACTGCGCTCCTGGCACCATTGCCCGCATTCCTGGCGGTCCTTGCGTCACAGCCCTAGGTTGTGTCATGCTTGGGGTGATAATCCTCCCTACACCAGCAGCAGCACTGTTGGCTTGTTGGTTTGGTTGGTCATTGGCTCTGCGAACAAATTGCGAATTTGCAGCGGGTAATTCTGGGGCCGCAGGTGGTGACATGCCTGTCCCAAGTCGCGTCAATATTGCTTCTACTTCTTTTGCCCCTTTAATCATTGCAGATTGTATGTTAGTGCCTGCTGTTGTCAAAATATCGCTTGTTTGCCGTGCATAACTTTTTTGCATCTCGCCAATTTCACGCTCAATACCTTTCTTGAAGTCTGTTAATGTACGTTCTAATTGAATTTTTTTCATTGTTGAATCAAACTCAATTTGTCTTCTAGTTACAGCAGCATCATTTAAAGATTTTGCGCTATCACGGGCAGCAGATAACATCGTAGTATCTTGACCGGTTGTTGCTGCTGCGATCATTGCAGAAGTATCTTTACCGTATTGCGCTTTCCCTGCAAGCTTTAACTGCGATTGTTCTAAATCAAAATTACCTTTAATGCGCTGATCTTGGAGCGTGCGCTCCATATCAACAATACGGCGTAATGTTGATTCTCTAAAATCAGCAATTTGTCGCTCATAATCTAAACGCGAATTATTTAATTGCAATTCTGTATCTTTATTTATTTTTGCAATTTTTCCATTTATTTCTGTTTCTTTTTTTAATTTATCAGCAAGCACATCTGCTGTATTTTGCTTAGCAATATCAGCTAAATATTTTTGCCGTGCTGCTTCCTCGCTATTGCTAGTTGTGCTGCTTGCGTCTTTCTTCTGAATTTTACCGACTTGCGCGAATGTATCAATTACTGCTCCGGCTGGGTTTAATACTTTATTAAGTGGGTCTAATGCCTGCGTTAAAATTGGATTCTCTTCTAAATATTTTTTAACAAATTTAAATTCATTGACTATAGCGTGGCCAAAATCATTTTTGTTAATTAACCCGCTAAAATATTTAAACTCGTTAGACAAACTTTTTATTATTAATAAAACACCATCAAGTGCATCTTTAAGAGTTAATACTGCTGTAACCGCTGCTGGCCCAACTGCGGTTCCTATAATTGTTTGTAAATTTTCAAATGCTCCTGTTAATTGATTTAATGACCTATCTAAATTAGTGCCACCTTTTTCTGCGCCATTAAAAAATGATGCGCCTTCTTTTGTTAATTCTGCAATTGCTTTTACAACAATTGGATAAGTAACTTGGCCTTGTTCTGCTAATTTTAATACCTCAGATGTACTCTTACCCATTACTTTTGATAACGCTTCAAATATAGGAATGCCCGCCATCGCAAACTGCTTTAAATCAACCGTGTATGCTTTGCCGATGCTACTGATTTGGCCTAAGTTAACCGCAAATCTTTGTAGTTTTTCGCTATCACCAAGCGCTAAGTCTCCAAGCATTTTTGTAGCTGTGCCAGCATTCTTTGCCGATACCCCATAGGCTGCAAGTGTTTTAGTAGCTTCTAGCAAGCCTGGCAAACCAAGACTTGTAGCATCTGCTGTAACCTTTAATTGTGCAATAATTTCATTAGTTGCCTCTGCATTTTTTGTAAATAATGTTAATTGTTGACGGTTCCTATCTATTTCGTTTGAGAATTTAAGCGATGCGCCTGCCACTGCTGCAATGCCAGCAGCTAAAGCAATGGCACCTGCTCCAGCTACTAATAGCGCTGGAGATACTCCTTTTGCTGCGTTTGATAATCCACCAAGCTGTGACTCAAGCCCAGCAATTTCTGCTTTAATCTTTTCACCGCCAATGCCGCCTGCGCCAGCTAATTGAAGCTTTTTGCTGCTAATGGCAGCTTGCAAAGCAATAATTTGTGCGGTTGCTGCTTTGGCGGTGATGCCTGCATTGTTGAGTTGGCGGGAGAAATCTGCAATGCCATTAGCGGCTAAGCCAAGACCGCCTGGTAGCGCGTTTATAGATCTTTGTAAGGCGTCAAGTTTTAAATTATTAACTGCTTGTGACGTTTTTTCAGTTTGCGTCTGAAACTGCCGTAACTGTTGCGTTGCGCCCCTGCTGTCAACATTAATGGCAACATTAGCAACAACCGACACAGCTAGCCACCTACTACTAGATCCAGTCTAGCGTCGCCGTCGCATTGCAGCTTCTTGCTCATCATTGCACAATTCAAAATAAGCTGACCACAGAAGCAGTTCTTCCATAGTCAGCTCTGAATTTAATTTAGCTAACGTATAGCCTAATTCCTTGGCTACACCAAGCTGGAGCCTAAGCAGGTTATCCCTTTTAAGCTCCGCCTTTATTTTTTTGTATCAACCTCTTCCTTGATATCCTCGCTGATAACAGCAAGCATCAGTGATTGCAGGTCAGCATCACGAACCTCGTTTTTTAGTTCCGCAATCTCACCAGCAGCAAATATCCGCTGGCCGTTTTCATCTGTTGCTTTTTGAACCAGCAGTTGCAATGCAAAAGCATTTACATCATCGGATGCAGCATCCTTTTGTGCCCGTTCGCGTTCAGCCATTGTTAATGGTGAACGGTAGAACACAAACTCAGCGCCATCAGTTAGTACGACCGTTTTTTTGACGGGTACTAAATTAGCAGCTTTCTTTAAACGATCTATTGCCCTGATTGCAGTGGATGCCATTAGTTATCAAACAGTGGTACTAAAGTCGAACGATGGGGCGCCAGTAGGACGGAAAGTGATTTCTACCATCTGGGCGTCATCTGGGTTGATGTTAAGCGTTGCGCTAAGCAATACAGCATCCATAGCGATGCTGCGGCTTAGGGCTTCGGTTGACCCTTTGTCGGTGTACAACTTAAACGCTGCGCCTACTTGCTGGCGCTGTAGCACGTCTTCTACCATCCTGTTCGATAGTGCGCTATCTTCGCTGGTCACAAATACAGATGCACTGCCGTTGCCGTCAGCAAAACCTGGGATGTAAGCCTTGAATGGTGCATACTGCCCAACAGCTTGGCCGATGGTGGTAACGTCAATTTCAGCGCGGCTGATCTCAAAGCTCCAGTTCTGCACTTGGCCTACAGCAGCATAATCGGCGTAATAAACCTCAAACTCATTGGGTGAAGCCAATGTGCCGTCATCAGTGATTGGCAAGATAACGCCGCCAGCACTGGTTGATACGGTCAATACACCCGTAGCAGCAACGTAACTTAATACGTAATAAGTGGTGGCTGAACTGATTGGTGCAGGCAATGTGCCGGAACCAGCAGCACCAGTTTGAGTGTTTACAACACGGAATTTAACTGGGTCGCCTGCCTTAAAATTAAGGTACGTCTTAACGGTAATTTCGTCGTTAGCAATGCTGACGTTGGTCTCGCCAAAATCACCAATGGTGCCAGCGGGCTTGTAGTAGAGAGCGCCGGACGTGCCGGAAAGAACAGTAACGGCCATTGATTTAGCAGATGATTGGCTTGTTTTAGTATAGCGTCAATCCAAGTAAGCTTCAAAAGTTGCGGTTAGCTGTGTTTGAAAATATGGTTCAGGTGATGCAGGCGTTACAACTGATGGCCCTGATGCGGCATCAAATATAATGCTTGAAAATTTAGCGCGATCAAATAAATCCTTGATGCGTTCAGCAATGGTGTAGTTTGCTGCTGCGCCAACACCAACAGGCGTGAATACATTTACTACCAGCACACCGTTTTGGCGGTTGAACCCTACACCGCCTGTAGGTAGCAGCGTTGCATAAGCATTATCGCCAAACCGTATAAATGTTTGTAGCCATGGTGCATTACCTGGCGGCGTAAATGGTACGTTTTGATAGCTGACCGGATACACAGGTGCAATTGCCATTTCAGTAGCAATACGGCCTTCAATAGCAGCGCGGACGTTGTTGTAGGTGCTGCTCATGAGTTGCGGCCTATATCGTCAGCAGCTCTTCGTACTCTGCTTTGAACATCTTTAGCTATGCCTTGAATCCAGCCTTTGTCGGTTTGCTTGCTGCTGCCATTAGCAAGAGATTCCGCATATGGCAAATTGTTGTGCACGCTATAGACGTTGCCAATACGTTCTTGCTGGTAGTTCATCTTGCGTAATGGGAACATTGGACCTGCTGGTGCACTTGTTTTGCCGCGACCAGGATTGCTTGGTGATTGTTGTGGGCCGGCATCGTATGTACCAGCAGCATTTTCGCCCACCTGCCAGCTAGCGCGGAATCTACCAGTATCGACTGGGCTTGCTTGTTTCAGTAAACTATCAGTTTCTAATACTGCTGCACGTAATAGCTTCTCTACTTGGTTATTGGCATAATCACCAATATCTTCAATGCGGATAATTCGTGCCATTATGCCCTCAAGATCAACTCATAAGTTATCGCTGTATTATCTTGCTCAGTCGTTGCAACGCTAATTATTTGATGCACTACTGATGCAATTAGCACTTTATCTGCTGGTGTTGGTGCATTTGCAACATCTGCTGCGGCAATCGTTAACCGCTTGTCACCAGCTTGGATTAGGTCATTCACCTCACGCAAATTAACGTCCTCGAGTACACCACGTATAGCCGTATCAGCAGCAGTTTCGGCTGCGGTGCCAGTAGCTGGATCGTATGCGCCCATCGTGATCCGGCGGATGGTCGCAACACCGCCAAACTTAGCCATCAGCTTGCTAGCAACTTTCCGTAGCGGGCTGGAAAGGCTCATATTTTATACGCAATGCAAGCGCCAGTTTGTAATTTAATGCTAGTAAACACACCACGGATTTCAGAGCCTGCCGGGAATGTCTCACCGTTTAAAGTGTTGCCCGTCATGTTAGTGCTGACAATTGTATCAATATGAGTGTTTTCAAAAAAATCAATATGGTTAAATCTACCAGTGTGCACAGCCGTGTCAGTAATAACCTCACCGCCGAGCGTGTAGTCAACATCGCCGCCCTGGTGGCCTTTGAAGCTCATATCTTGTACGCGATAACAGTGCCGCTGGTGAGCGTGATAGAGGTGAATACACCACACATCTCGCAGGATGCCTTGATTGGAATTGCAGTAAGTGCATTACCGGTGTAATCCAGCGCCGTAACGCTTGCAATTACTGAATCCTCTAATGCAACAATCTCGCCGAACCTGCCGGTATGGGCAGCAGTATCATCAATAAACTCAGCGCCTGGATATTCGCTCATGATCGTTTGATTGCAAAGTTGCCTGGTCCGCTTATTCTAAGCCCTGTCAGGTAGCGTTCAACCATGGGAGGAATTTTATCTGCGCCGACTGCACCGCTGAAATTTGGCGTGACGTCAAGACTACCGATTTTTACATTCTTAAAATCTTCTAGCCCGCTGAGTCCAATGCCATCGGTGTTGTTATTTAGGTACGCCGCAAGCAGCACCTGTGCATATTGCACCTGCGGCGGGATTTCGTTGTCGTTAAAATAATCGGTGGTAATGCGAAATGGGAAACCGACGGCATAAGTATTGATATAAGTATCGGGCCTTCTCACGCCAGTACGCGGCCATTGCAGCGCTTGCGTATCAGTTGCCCTAGCACCTAAAAACCGTTCACGATCTAATCGTTGTGTCGCAGTATAAAGTGCACGATTTTTGGCATCTGTAGTAGCAGAGCCCCATGCAGTGATATCTGCATCTTGCACAAGCCCGTCAACTATCAACTGGGCATTCGCCAGCGTTATGTACGAGTTTGCGTCGGCGGCGTTTGGGGTCGCCACTATCACGATTGCCATCAGTAGCCTCCTCTGGTATTAGTGTAGGCTCCGCAATAGAAAATGAGGCCACCTCCGGGAGAAAGCCTCACGATCACGCATTCGCCGGAAAGCGAACATGCCCATAATTAAGCAGCAGCAGCAGCAGTAGAACCTAGGCCATACAAAGTAATGGCTTCAGAACCAGCAGCTACAGCAGTAACACGGCCAAGGAATACCTTGGAAGCATTCTGCACAACAGTTGCTACGCCGCTAACTGTTACGTCAGTACCACCAGCAATAGTGATGGTATTAGCTCCAGCCGATGCGTTAATAACAACCACCATAAAAGTGGTGCCAATAGCGCAGTCGCCACCGATAGCAGCCACAACTGCCGCAGCCGTAGCTGTGGTATATGTAGCAGCAGCAGCAGGAACGCCACGGATAATGACGTTGTAGCTGTTAGCTGTACTTAGGGTTGCGGTAGCAGTAGGAGCTGCTAAACCCATTTGCCCAGGCAGTAGGCCACCTGGGATGTCGCCAAGCTCAAAGATAGATGCCATGACTAATTACCTCAGAAGTTGGATGTAACAGTGGCGCGTACGATACCAAGGTTTTTGGTTTCATACACTTTAGACCAGTTGCCAATAGTGGCAAGCTGAGCTTGAGTTGGGTTAACGGTGCCAGTTGTCCACTTAGCGCCAATCGGGTGATACACATAGTGCAGGTCGATTGACATGGCATCTGACTTAGCCAGAATGTCACGATCGGTTTCAGTGTTGAGCCCCATGTCGCCGCTGCCAATAGCGCCAGCAGTGAAAAAGTAAACTGGGTAGTTGGTGCTGGTAGGTGCTAAATCATCTGAAACAATTACCCTCATTCCCATATATTGAGCAATTGTTGGGTTCTCATATGCACCAGTGATGCTGCCAGCGATTACAGGAGCAATGCCGGTGGTAGCAACAGTGCCGCCGCCGCGTGCCTCACTATTTGTCACGTAATCTATCGCTTTCCGCTCAATTAAATCGTAAAAAACAGCGGAATGCATTGCCACTGTTGTTAGCTTTTCGCCTTGATCACCCAATAGTGAACGAGCTTTTGCGCATTGGCGGGGGCCAAGTGCAGTCATGCCGCTTAGATCAAGCGATAATCCAGCGAATGCAGCGCCGGTGTTAGATGTCAAGCCACCAAATACACCTTCAAGGCACTTGATGAGATCTTTTTGACGTTGGTTGGCTACATAGTCAGCCACTTTGGCTCCAATTGCGGCCATGGGATCAGCGCCAGCAGCAAGAGCTGCGAGATCGCGTGATTCAAAGGCACGGCCACGGTGCAATACAACACCAACCTGCTTATCAGCAGTGATCTTGCCAGGTGTCAATGAAGAGCTATCAGTAAGCACTTCAAAGTCGCCAGTTAAGTTAGCTTTGAAGAATGGCACATTGATATAGTCGCCACCTTCGGTAGCGTTCAATTCCGCCATTGGTTGTACAACACCCGATGACAAGAAAGCATCACGCAAGGTGGTCTGCTCAATAACGTAGGGGGTGAAGATTTCGGGAATGATTAAATCAGACCTTAAAGTTGCCATTAGTCCTCATAGAAATGGTTTACAGGTTAGGGCGCAGCCCTATTACCAGCGCAGCCGGTTGTCGATACTCTAGCGGTTAGCTTTAAAGCGGTCGTACAAATCGCGGTCAGTCCTAAACAATCGTGCCTGTTCCGTCAAGTTGAATGATTCCGGCGCAAATGGATTTTTAACGCCTATTGGCAAGCTGCTTGGTGCATTGCCTGATGGTGCACCGCTGCCTTGTGGTTTCGGTGCCTTTTGCATCCATGCCGGTAAAGTTTTTGCCCATTCTGCTACTGGCGTGCGTTGGTACCCATTAACTACTACAACGGTGCCATCAGCTTCACGTTCAATTTGATCGCTGCCTAGTTTGTTCTTTAAAACCATATCTGGATCGTGCACGATATCAGCTAATGCTTGAATCGCTGGTGCTACGAGTTCTAGGTCTTTGATTCTGGTTTCAAGTTCAGTAAGGCGCTGGTCCTTTTGCGCCGTCGTCTCACGGTACTGCTGCTCCAAAGCTTGCCTTGCTTCGGTATATTTACCGGCGGATTCAAGTTCGGTTTGCTGGGCTTGGCGCTTAAATTCGAGCAGTTCGTCAATGTCCACACCATCAGGCAACTTTGGTGCCTTTTTTGCGGCACGTAATTCAGCAATCAATTCTTGGTTTTTGCGTTCCAGTGCTTCAATGCTTTTTTGCGTTTCATCTGTTGTTGCTTGGATTTCTTCAGACATTGATATTTTGCGTTTGCAGTTGTATCTTACCTACCATTTTTCTTTATCTGCCCAGAATGCAGCACTCATTTTCCCTTTAGCGATATCAGCAGCAAATCTTGCTTTGAAGTTAGCGCGTCTTGCCTTATCAGCCATAGATTCACCTTTAGTTGGTGGGCTGCCGCTTACACCTTGCTGGCCGAATCGTATGAGCTTGATGGTGTCGCCTTCTTTGGCGAGTACCGCATGTGATTTTTTAGGATGATTTGGCGTGCGTATTGGTTTGTTGTAACCTTCAAATTTGTGACCGCCACGTTCGATTGCCATTACTTTCTAGCCTTTTTGTAGATATCACCATCTGCTTTACGTGCGCCGCCTTCACCTGAGATGTAGCTATTAACGCGACCCATTGCCCATGCAGTCATCGGCACGTTACGTGAGCCGCTAGATAGGTATGCGCCTTGACCGCGACGATAAACCGCAGCAAGTTCACCGTAGGTAAAGCGCGTGCCTTCAGCTTTCGCTTTAAGCGCTTTTTTTGTTGCTTCGTTTAGGGGCTTTGCGCTTGGCATCCTGTTTAGTCCTCGATTCGGATACTGCTTGAATGTTAATAAACTCACCGCGTTTATAAGCCTCGGCGGTGCGCTTAATTTCAAGAGCTTTTGCACTCTTGTTTTTAGCACCACTGAGATACTTTTTAGGCAAGCCGGTTGCCTTGTCTTTTGGTACGCGGCGAGGTTTTGCCATTACTTTTTCTTGTCTCCTTTAGGTTTTGTGCCTTTGCCTTTTGGTGCTGGCTTTTGTGGTTTTGCTGGACCGCCCATGTAACCAGGCATAATGCGCTCGACTGCAAGTGAATGCTGATATGTTAGCCGTAACGCTTGCGGAGTTGCTCTAGCGTCAGTTCGGAGCCATCGTCACGAACTAGCTTTGCCATTGCATCGCGTGCACCGTATTTTTCTGCTAATTGATTAAAGTATTTTACTTTATCTTTACCTAGCACATCTTCTTGCACTGAACGTGGTTGATCTTTAAGCCATTGCCCATAAGTAGTGCCAACAGGTACTGGGCCATCAATGCTGGCACGCTTGCCTTTCGTAACTGATGGAGGAGCACCAAACCCAAGCTCTTCATAATTAATCACTGGCACTGTCGTTGACCTGCAATTATGGGTTAGGATGCTATCGGCCCAATAGGTGCCGCTCTCCGTCTCAAAATTGTAGACATGCCCGCTAAATGGTTCCCGCCTAATCCAGACGACATTGACCTGATTATTTCCGCCTATGACGATGGTATTGGTATCCGTGGTATTGCAGATCGTTTCGACGTCTCGCCACGTCCCATAGAGCGCATCATCATGGAATCCGGGCGCAATCTTAGGAATAGGAGCGAGCAGCAATTCGCTCGCATGGGTCGCACTACCGCTGCCGAGCGTAAAATTTTGGTTGCTGCCGCTAATGCTGTTAAGCGTGGACGGCCTAACAGCGAGATCACTCAAATCAAGATGGCTGCTGCCCGCTGCCGCAAAATTGGACCCTTGGAGTCCAAAGTTCAACAGAGTCTTGAGCAATTTGGGGTTAACTGCGAGCAGCAATTTCCGATCGGCAAGTACAACTGCGACCTGCTTTGCAAGATTGATCCTTGGGCTACCACTCCAAGTGTCGCCGTGGAAGTCTGGGGCGGAGGTTGGCACTTCCACGGTCAACATCGCGCTCGATTCCCTGAGCGCACTAAATATATCCTCGGCAGTGGCTACAGCATTGCTTTTTTGGCAATCATGAATGAGTTTGCCTGGAACGATCGAGCGGCTGAAAACTTGATCACCCACATTGATGCTTTGAGCAGGCTGCCATCCGGCACTTGTCAGTATCGGATGATTTGGGGTGACTCTGACTACGTGACCATCGGCAGTTTTGATGACGTAGAGAAAGCCCTCGTAACTCCGACGGTAAGCTGCCGCAATCCGGCCACAGGGCGCTACTATCGCGTCGCCAGGTAAGCAGTTAAAATGTTGCGGCGGCATCGGGCCTTTGCCATAGTCAAATTCTTGACCATCCAATGCGCGGCATATTGCACTGGTTCTAGTATCAAGTGTTGCAATGTATCGATATTTCTTAGTAATGTCTTGGTTTGCTTCGTATACCTGTTGGCTGGCAGCATTAGCAACCTGATTGATGCTTGTACGTACAAGCGCCATGATCTGGTTATCAGCTATAGAAGTTGATTGCCCGCCGGCTGCAATAATCTTTTTAAGCGCCTTATTGATCATCGTGGGCTCTTCGCCAAATTGTAAGCTGCCAATTAACCGCTTTGCAATATCAGATGTAGTCTCACCTGTTAACAAGCCATTGCGTACCACTTGCCCAAACTGTTCAGCTTGATCGACAGCGATACCACGAAATGCTTTACTTACCACCTCACCGTTAGGCAGAGTGATCATTGTGCCTTTTGCTGCGGTGAGGCTGAATGTACCAGTGCCTGCTTGATTGGCTAACGCTTCCACGCCATAGACAGATTTGTATAAATCATCCGACAATGCCACGACATTAAGCTGTGTCGGGTCAGTTGTAACTACTGATTGTGCAAATTGCGGGCTGATCTCTACACTATTCACTATGTTCCGAGCACCTGCTGGCAATGCCTTTCGTAGCTCTTCAGTAACAAAATCAGATTGCAGTTCTGCTAAGCCTTGCAGCTCGCTTGCAGTGGTAGCGGTGCTATCACCTGCCCATGTATCAAGGCTGTCTTTGAGCTGGGCTAATATCCCACGTAATCTTGCTGCTTTTACTGGTGCTGCTAGCTCGTCAATTGTTCGTAGCTGGTTTACAGAGTCAATAATAATATCATTATAAGTTGTTACTATTTGACGGCCTACACTATTGCTGTAGCGGTTTAAATCAATCGCGTTACGAAATAGGGCTGCCGGTATCGTCATTCAGCCCTCCATTAGCAGTTGCGCTGAGTTCTTCTTCAACATCAAAATCATCGCCTAACACTTCACCATTAGCAAGTTGTTCCAGTAATGTCTCCTGCGTGATGGTGCCAGCAGTATAAAGCTGAAGTAATGCTTGGATCTCCTGAGGTTCTAGTCTTGCGCCAATAAAATCACGATTTACATGACAACTACCAGCCGCTTCAGTAGTGCCGAGATATTCAGCATGAAACTGTAAGCAATTATCAATCATGTCTTGCATATTCTGCGCAATTACCATCATGGTGCTATCGCCTTGGCTGCGGTCAATGCGTTTTGCTTCTGCTGTTTCAGCGCTTAACTTTTGACCTAATACTGCCGATAAACCTAATTCATTAATCTGCCCTGCAAGCTGCTCTAGCCGCTTGAATTGGTACTCAAAACTAGTACCACCTGGTTCTATATATTCAGCGCGACCATCAGCAGGGAACGCAATCGCTTCACCTGGGCCTGCTGATACTTCTTCTGCTGCT